GGCTAGTTAAGGAGACTGACCCAGAATCAGATCAGGGAGAAGGAAACAACACAGGATAGTATGTCTACCCAGATGCTCAGCGTGTGCTGAGTGTTCCTGCTCAGTCTGGTTCGGCAATGTCCTAATGGACAGAGCCGACCCAGTCTGCGTTGCGAACTTGTAGAAACATACGATCCGAAGGCGCCGAGGTTAAACTATACGCTTCATGGTATAGCGGATAGTACTTTTACTCGAGCGCGGTCGCACTTTTAGGGGTAGGTCCGTTAAAAATACGGAGCTCTCCCATGCGACACAACTCTTCGAAAGCGTTACGCATTCTTTCAAGCCGCACTGGGAAGGGGACAGTTTTGAAACCCCTCTCAGGATCAACTTCCGCCAACAGCCCTGAAAGCGGGGCAGCGGAGGTCGCCTGGCAATAAGCCTTAACGGAGTCCTCTAGGGTTGCGAAACCGAGCCTACGAAGCTCGCGATCTCTTAATCGCCAATTCGTAGTTTAATCGATTTCCCATGTCCTACAGATCTCTTCGGCTGTATTGCTTGCGGGACTTAATTAGTCGTAGTAGTTGCAGAATAACGTATGAGATATCTCGGTCGACCTGCCTCGCACCGTCAAGGTGACTCGGTGGGTCGAATCGAGAATGTCCTTGCAGACTATTCTCTCCGTTGCACTGCCCTAACAACGACAGTTGATCAGGTTCTCGTACCACTTCGGCAGATCTTGTTATGAGAAAAAGCCCATTCCAAAACCTCCGAAATCGCGTGGAAGCGAGAGTAGGAAGTTCTCTTTAGGGAGGTGTAGCTTCATCGCCTAGTAGAAAAGGATATGCATCCTCCTCTACTCAAGTGGCGTTAAGGCTACCTCATCGGACATTTGCCAGTTAATCATGCCGCTAAACTAGGTAAACTTGCCTAGGGCAGGGTTAACGTCCTCATCAGAGGTGCCAATCCCGATTTTCCTCTCTACAGAGAGCAACCGCATTTTAGGGAAATCAACCTTTAAGGATTGAGCTTCCCGACTAAGGAGGTCGATATCGGATCTCGGGGCCTTCCAAAATTCAGCCTCGGATACCGAGTATGGCCATCGCTTTTTAGGAGCGACCAACCATATCGCCTCTTCGCAGAAGTACGCTCCCCAGCGAAAAATGTCTGTCTTATCGTTAGACATCCTCGCTGATAAACGTTAACAAGCTCCTATGAGCTTTTCAACGTTGCCACGCTTGCCTAAGTGAATCTAGTCATCTCCCGCACTCGAAAAGAAATTTAGAGCCGGATGCTCCTCGCAAGGAGTTTCCGTAGGGACAGCACAAGATGCCACAAAGGCAATAATGGTTAGGACGCACTTCGTAAGCGGTTCACCCATAAGGATGCCCTTTGTTGTTGTCCATGTCTCGGTCTTGTCAACGACTAACCGAGGGGACAGCAGCAACCTAAAGCATCTGCTGAGGTATTCGGTCCAATAGCCGAGCCCTCGGAGAAACCGCTAACATACTTCGTAAGCGATCTCATGCTCGAGATTATCAGTGGCAGATTCAAAGTCGCCGGTAAGGAAAACATAGTTCCTCTCTTCGGCGTGCATGAGCCTGTCACGTAGGTCTGCCTTGACCAACACTCTTTTGCACCATTCCCAAGCCTGGTAACCCTGGCTGAGTCCGGCCCGCAATTGAGGATTGCATTCAAGTAAAGACTTGATAATATGAGCAGCAGGTTGCAAATAGGTTACAAGTGCTGCGGGGCTTTTGGTCACAATTCTGACCTTATGGCCCGGCTCGAGGATTGTCTCCCTCTTAACCTAAGGAAGGGTACCTGCAAAATATCCGTCTGATTCCACCTGAGCTTCAGCCCAGGCAAAGCAAATAAATGCTTGCCTGGCAGGCTCTTAACCGTGGAACGTCGGCATAAAAGGCATGTAGTCCTCTTCCCCGTAGGCGCCGTATCCGTTGAGATAATCGAAGCCTCCCAGATCCATTCCCCCTAAGGGGTCAGGTTCTGTTTCGGCCTTTCCGAATTTCTCAGGATCCACGTCGTCTAGGTTTTGAGGGTGGCAAACCACCAGCCTTGGGACGCCCGCTCTCTCTTGATAGGATTACCCATTCGAGAGGGTCACGAGCTTGTCCTCAGTTGGTATCTCTTAAAGCCAGTCGTAGACTGCCTTAGAGACGAAGCCAGTTCGGCCACCCTTCTTCCTTGTAGCTTCAAAACAGGCAGAATTGGATATGGATACGTGTCCGTCTTGTTGCTTCTCGAACCTCTTCTCAAAGTTGAGGTTCTTGAAGCGGCGAACCGCGGTATCTACCCATTGCCCGATCTCTGCATCGAAGACGGCAACCGGAGGCAAAGTAAGGTTCTCCTTATGCTTCTCGAGTGTCCCCTCTATGTCCTGGCCAGCAGGAAGTCCCCTAGATTGGGATAATCTGCACCATACCGCAACTTGTTTGCGTGTTGGTTTGCCTTGGCCATAGAGTTCAGGATCACTCTTGGGCGCTTTTGGCGCCTAAGAGAAGTTAGGAGTGCAGTTTATGGAACCAAAAGTTCGTCGTCGTAACTGTAGACAGAAAAACTTCCATTCTTTGGCAACGCCAGCGCGTTTATCTTTAAGATACGCGCGAGCGAGCTTATTCCACCATCCCAGACGGAATTAACCGTCATCAGGGAAGCTGGAGAGGATGAGAGTGTCTATCCAACAATAACTTCGGCCGAAGTTGTCCCAGTCCTCTATAGGTAATCGCAGCAGTTAATGCAGCGTTTTCCTGTTTGCTGAGGAGACAGGTGCAACTGCCTTGAGTTGTTGCAGGCAGTCCGAGAAGACCCTCTGAAGGACCTTACCATAGATTCTTTCCTTTCCAATTTTGGGATCGAATCTAAGGACCTTCGCGAGCTTCTTCCGGCCATTCCTGCGCCACCTGGGCACAGTGTATGATGTCTTTTCGGCGAAAGGAGACCAGTCTGGTACACCCTCGCGTCGAGCATCTGGCAATACCATCCCGCACTCGCAATCTTACCATAAGTCAAACTTGTGGATTGTTGAGGGGAGCGGGG